TAAATCACCTTTCCAGTATGCGTTTAGTTTAGTTCTAAATAACTCAAAGGATTCTGGTATAGACTCAACCATAGCGTTGACTGCTGACAAACTACTACGTAATGTAGCTGTGTCTCCAGTAAAAGGTACACGTAATGTAGCACCAATAGCTGTAGCAAGAGGTCTTAAAAATGTTGCAGTAGATGTACCCATAATAGCTCTAGCTGGTGTTTTAGGGCCAGATAGGATACTATGTGTCATAACACCTTCAAGCTCACGTATAAGAGCACCTGTTCTATTTACACCACCGGGTTCTAGCTGTCCACCTTTTATTATCGTACGTGCCCATCTATCAAAGTCGTCTAAACTATTTAAGTCTTTCATCATAGAAAAAGCTTCAAACAGTGCGTTTAGTAAATTATCATCAGCATCATCTTTAGCAATTTTTAGAATAGTTTGAATAGACTCTCTGGTGTTTGCCATCTCTTCTGTTAATGCTTCATCAACAGCTTGCTTCGCCTTTTTACCTGTAGCTGATAAAGCTCTAAAAGAGTCAGACTTTATAAATCTAGCTTTTTTAGTTTGATATAAAGCAGTTAGCATAGTGTCCACTATTTGTTTAGCAGGCCCATCTATATCAGTAAGGTCTACTAAGTCAGCTATTTCACGTCCAGCTGTACCTAAGTCACGCAACTGCCTAAGCAGTGTACCAGATATTAAGTCAGCTATAACTACATTTTTAGATGTCCATACTTCGATACCATCAATGACATCAGGTTGTGCATCAAATAGCTCTTTTAGATACTCTTTAGCTGACATATCAGCAGCATTTCTACCTTGTGTAATACGTTGATGTGCTTCTACAGACTCTTTATAAGTTGCTGCAAGCTTTACTCTATCACCTTTTGCAGCTTCTAGTTCTTTAGCAAACTTTTCACTACTGATAAGTCCTTTGTAAATACGTTCTACTTGATCTACGTCTGTACCACCTTCTAGTGCAATACGCTCACGTTCTAGTGGTGTGGTTACAGAACCGGTAGAACCTTCTTCTGCACCCCACTCCTTACGTGTACGGGATAACTGTTCACGAGCTTTTTGTGGTTCTACTTCTGTTATGTGTGCTGATTGGTGTGGTTGAGATATAGGTGCATTTTTATCTGCTCTAAACTGTATCTCACCTTTTCTTAGCTGTGCTAATCCAGCTGCAACTGTTTGATCTTTTAAACTTTTGTTTCTATCTTGAATCTGTTTTATAGCTGCACTACCACCTTTTTTAAGTGTGTAAGCTAAACCATCAAAGAATAAGCCTATACCCATACCTTCTACGATGTTTTTTATTTTCATCATAACAGGATGGTCAGTATCTTTTGTAGCTAGTGGGGTGTCAAACCAGCCATATCTAGCTCGTAATGCACCCATAGCATTTTGAGCATCTGACTCTTTAGATATAAGATCAGATGCAGCTCCTAATGCAGCACCTCTGACAAAGTTAGCCTTAGTTACAGCTAATAATCCAGCTGGTATAGTCACTATTCCTGTTGCAGCTATACCTTTAGCAGCTAGTAGTGCACCAACAGAAAGAGATCCAAAGTGTACTAGACCTCTTAGCTGTTTGCCCCACCATGTTTTTGTTTCTATTGGATTATCGTATCCTCCAAAAGGAGACCAGTCAGGTCTGTAGCCACCGTCTTGGTTTTGTTTTTGCATTTCTCCAGAAAACGCATCAAATGTACGTTCTGGAAATGTAGCGATAGAAGATGCAGTATCTTGTAAACCTCCAGATAAAATGGACTGAGCCTCTTTTGCAAAACCTCTGATATCCCATGTGTCAGCATTGCGAGGATCTTTTTGTACACTAAGAGCCTGATCTTCTTGCTGTTGCTGTTTTGATGCAGCAAGCTCTTCTGCAATAACTTGGTTTCTGTATTCGTCAGATGCTTGCTGTGCTTTATCTGCAAGATTGTCTACAAGATTTTCATCTATATTATAATCTGGTTCCATTTACTTTTGTTCATAAATCTTGAGGTAATCAAAGTTGTCATTAAATGTTCGTCTAGTAAAGTTAAGTGCTCTACGGATCTCTTGTGGTACTTCTTCTCCTCGTTCAATTTTATTTTTAAAGAAGTTTCTAAGTAGTAACTGTCTGTCATCTTTAGCAGCCTCTTCAGATCCCGGCCTTTTGTCACTAGATTCATATATAAATTGTGATACTTTGTTGGTAGGTGATTTTATTTTCTGACCTTCTCTATCTGTTGTACGTAAGAAGTCTAGACTTGGGTTCTCGTCTATTAACTTATCAAGTCCAAGAGCTTGGTTAGATTCTTGTATATCATTTAAGTAGACTAAAGCTATATCTTGCTGTAAGTTGTGAAACTGATTCATAGGCATATTTCTTAGACTTGGGAAAAATCTAAGCACCGCAGCTTTTTCAACTTCGTTAAGATCAGATATTCTTCTCCAATCTTTATCTGCTTCGGTTACAGCACCCATAATACTATTGCTTTTATTAGCCTGTACTCTAACTAACTCTACAGCCATGAGACTTTGAGTATCTTCATTAAAGTCAGCATCTTTGCTTATAGCACCACTATCTACAGCATCTATAAGTTCTTCTGCTGAAAATCCATAAAGACCGAAGTTAGTAGCTTTACCATTTTTAGCTAGATTGTAAACTTGTTCTACAGTTCTAATAGTCTGGCCAGAGCCAATATTATCCAAAAAGCTAGATACCAAACCCTTACCTTCAAAGTATTCAACAGTGCGACCATCAATTTTTAAAGCGTCAAGCATGAATCTTTCGTTATCTCTATTGTCGTCTGTAGTATTTAGAAGCTGTAAGTTTTTAGTTGCATTAGCATTTAAAAACAAAAACTTCTTTTCTTCTTTAGACATTTTTAACTTATCTTCTGGGTTTTCTGCAAACTTATTATTTTTACTTAGTAAACCCATAGAACGTAGTCTTAGTATAGCGTAGTCTCTACCAGTCATATTATTAGCTTTTCCTAGTATATTAAGATAATCTGGAAACCCACCTTGAAAGTTGCCGTCCACAAACTTAATATACTGCTGTAAAGCACGTTTTTCAAATACTGAGTTAGTTACTTCATTATTCAACCACTCAGATGTATTAGTTGTTAACTGCTTTACATCATTTTCTATATCTGATGGTGATGTAGGTCTAAGCTGGTCAAAGGTTATATCAAACTTACCGTTTTTCAACTCTTTTAATACTTGAAAGTAATGTTTACTAAAAGCTTCATCAAACGTAGAACCAGTCATTCTCATTGTTTCTCGTATTCTTTTTTCGAGTTCAGCTTCAGCACCGGGTATAGCTAAGATTTGCAATCTGTTAAGTTTTGGAAAAGGATCTTGGTCGGTTTTTAACTCTGTCTCCCAGTCAGTTTTAAAATCAGCTTTACTTTTTAGCTGGTTAACAACACCTACTTTTCTAGAATATGACTCGGTTCCTTGGCTCGATGTTTCGTCACCAGTAAAGATTGAAGGTCTAGGTATTTCAGTATTAAGTCCTAATTGTTTTAGTTCGTTATAGAAATCTGCTTCAAATATAGCTAGCTGACCTAAATCTATGTCACCGTTATTAGCTGCTCTAAAGTCTGAAATTATCTTTTCATATTTTTTAACAAGGTTAGAATATACTACGTCATCACCTTTAATTAATTTATCTATAACATCATTAAGAATATTAACATTACCTCTGCGTATAGCCTCAGTGCTAAAGGTAGAGTTAAGATAACCTTGAACTACTGCACCTGTGCGTGAGTCAATAAATGTTGCTTCGTTTAAAAAGTATAGTATACCACCCACATCTAATTTAGATGCAACTGAGGGATTAGTAATAAGATTGGTAAAATAAGATACAACTTCTGCTTTAGTTTCAAGACCTAGCTTTTGCTTAGCTATCTCAAATAAGCCACCTTCACCATCAGGTGCGTCAAATACACCATTAAATTGTATAGTTGTAACAGTATTACCAAATTCATCAGTGGTTACAACTTCTTCTGACGAATTGATTGCATCAACAAAGAGATTAGTTACTTCTGAATTAAGTCTTTTTTGGTATCTGTTAAAGCTACCTTGATTCCAAGTTCTTAGTGCGTTCTCTTGTTCCTTAATTAATTTAGGTAGAAGAGTTCTATTTACATACCGTTGAACTTGACCACTATTAATATCAATACCTTTTCGTGCTAACTCAAGATAAAAATTAGTAAGCACTAATTCTATACCGTTTTCAGCTATAAGGTCAGCTTGTGCCTCAGTGTTCTGCTCATAGATAGAGTTATCTTCAATGTTAGTATTATAACTAGAAGAAACTAAAGAGTTAAATCTATCTTTAGTCTCTTGAAAGTTTAATTCTTCAACATCAGGAAAGTATTGAGCTTTAAGTAATTCAAAAGCTACATCATCTTCTTTTGCAAGTTCTCTAAGTAAAGCTTCTTTTTCAGCTTGGTCAGCATCTTGTAATCTAAATTGATAATCTAAAACTCGTTGTTTAGATTCCTTGGATATTTCTCTAAACTTTTTTCTAGTCTCTCTAGCTTCACGATTAGCTTCACGAGTTGTTACATAATCACCAACTTTACTAACTAAAGTTTCGAGGCCAGAAAGATTGTCAAAAAAGTTTTTAGACTTTAGTTCGGCAATCTGTGCAAGCTCTTCACCAAACTGTTTTAAGTCAGCTTGATTCTTAGTAATCTGATCGTTGACTGCTTCTTCGAGATTAGGCTCAGTCTGAGCGTAGTTAGGTATGACGGGTTTTGGTATTTGATCCCGTTGTGTACCTATAATATTTCCAAATGATGAGGTCATACTAGCTCCATGTTAACGTCTATTTTGCTATAGTCTACAGTCAAGTATCCGTCACGTATACCTACAGCTAGAGGATTCTTCTTGACGACATCTTGAGCCATAGCTCCACGCCATCTTTCTTTAAATCCTTTGTAATTAAATTCGTATATCTTATGTCCGTTAGGCGATACACCAACCTCTTCTATGTTTTCTTTTAGTTTTATATCTGAGTTTTTTAGAGTATCATAAATATCAACACCACCAGATACAATACCGACTACTGAGCTAGCTACTGATAAAGCACCACCAAGTCTGTTGGTTGGAGGTAGCATAACAGGTGCACCATATGCAGCTGGTATACCGAGAGCTTCTCTTGCCCCCTTTTGTGCAACTTGGAACTTACGTTTAGTTTGTTCCTGAGTATATGCGAGGTTTCTTCCTAGTATGTTATTTATCACGCTATCAACTTCTTGTCTTTTAGATAGAAGGATTTGATATTTTTTAAGTCCAAATCTTCGGCTACGGCCACCCTCGTCTACTAATTTAGAAGTTAGGTATGCTCGAGTAGCATCTTCTACTCTTTGTCTACCTTCTCCTATCTGTGCAATAGCACCAGCCATAGCATCACTTATATCACGTGAGTATCCTAGTATATTTAAGTTTTGTGTTCTTTTTAGAGTAGTCTCTTTGTTAAAAAACTTGAGACCTTCTTGGGCAAAGATTGCATCTTTTTGAGCAGCTCGCTCTCTAGCAGCATTTCTTGCCCCTGCATTAGCATCTACGCACACGGCAAAATTCAATAAATGTTACATTGTTTGGCCCATGGTTTAACTTACGTAAAAACTTAAAGCCTAGAAATCTTAGCAGTTTTAAATGTGCTGTGTTTCTAATATCGACTATATTCCA